GCTTGCTCGGCGATCTTGGCCAGCATGGAAATCGGCGTCATTTGCTGTTGCATCATCGGTTCGTTGCCGCCTGGCTTGGGGTCGAGCCCTTCCAGCTCGCGGCCTTCGTTCGGCGTGTAGAGCCCGCCGGCGATGCCCTTGGTCCTGGCCTCGATCCGCGCCAGCAAGTCGGATCGCAACAGCGCCTCGGTATCCAATTCGATGTAGTCGGTCCGGTCGAAAGCGAACGCGCGGTCTAGCGTGCGCTCCAGGTTCTCCAGCAACGATCCGAGCGACACGGACAGCCAAAGGTTGATGAGCTGTTCGGTATTGTTCAGCGTGGCTTTCGACAGGTCGCCGATGACCGGCAGCGGCACGCCATAGACGCGGGCGATGTCCTCGACGCTCATGCGCTGCGATTCGATCAACTGCGCGTCGACGCTGTTGATCATCATCGCTTGAAACTTCAGGCCGTTGCCGAGTATCGGCAGCTCGCCTTGTGCCAGGCCCGCGCTCTGTTCTTTGAACGCCTGGCGCAGGCGGGTCATTTGATCTTTGGTCAGTTGCTGGTCGGTCGACAGGATGCCGGACGGCCGCGCCATGTTCTGAAAGAACAGCGCCTGGCTTTGCGACAGCGAGACATTGACGCCGAGCGCCAGCGCGGCCGCGGCCAGCGGCGTCTCGCCGATCAGCGGGTGGCGCGGCGTGTACTGGCGGAAGTGAATCACGTCGCGCGCCGGGATGAGCTGGTCGCCGGCGACGGGTCGAAATGGCTGGTCCATGGCGACGGTGCCGACGCGATAGAACACGGCGAGCGACTCCGGGTCGACGAACGGTTGCCAGTGGCCGCGCAGCACCTGGTGAATCGCCGTCGGCGCGCCGCGATCGTCGCGCAGGATGATCGCCAGCGCCTCGCCATCGAAGCCCATCGACGCAACGATGTTGAACAGGAACTGGTCGAACGTCTGATAGCCGTTCGGCACGCGCAGCAGCCGCGACGCCGGCGACGTCGTCACGGTCTCATGCTTGCCGGCGCCGCTCACGCGCTTGTGCGCCGGATAGCATTGCGACACGGCACGGGCGAAGCTCATGACGCACGCGAACGCCGCCGGCACGGCGCGGCCGTCGATCGGCCCGGCCAGCTTCAGGCCGCGTTCCCAGCCATTGCCGAACGGGATTTCAAAAAGCGCGCCGCTCGACAGGCTGCGGCCGTAGGCCATGCGCCAGGCGCCCTCTGCCACCTGGCGCCGCAGCCATGACACGACGCCCATGGCCTAGACCTCCGGGTCCGGGTCCGGTTCTGGCGCCGGTGCGGGCGCCGCGGGCGCCTTGCTGCCGTTGCGCCGGCGCGCCAGCGCGGCGACTTCCACGGTCACGGTCGTATTGTCGACGTCCTGCGCCAGGCCGTCGGAACTCGTCATGGTGATTTGGTCGATGCCGGTGGCGCCGGCGCCTGGCGTATAGACCGCGGCGCCGATCGAAGCATTGACCTCGGCGACCGTGCCGGCGACCAGCACGTTGCCCGTATCGTTGCCCGTGATCGTGCCGCCGGCGCCGACATGGAAGGTTCCCACGGTCGCCTGCAGGCGCACCGTGACAGACGGCGAGTCGGCATCGGCGACGGCGAACACCAGCGGCAGCGGCGTGTCGACGGGAGTCGTATTCAGCCCGGCCGGCAGCGTGTTGACGGGCGGCGCGTTCGGCGGCGGCCGCTTGATGTACTTCAAATGCAACAGCCCGACTCGCGGGTCCTGCGCTTCGTCGGCCAGCACGCGCGCGTCGAATTCGTCGCGCGTCATGACCACGAAGCCGCTGCGCCGGTCATAGGCCGTCGGCTGGTGGACCCAGGCCGTCATGAGATGCTGTTGCATTGGAGTCGACTCCTCGCCCTTCGGCAAAAAGAGGGAGCGCGCGGCGGGTTAGATTGCCTGGCGTGGCCGGGGTGAAGGCAGGATGGCCAAGCCAGGCGCCGCGCGCTCCCCTTGAAATGGCCGGCCCGTCGTTCGCGTCTACACGGGTCGGCCGGTGTCCGCGGTCGGCGACTTGGGAGGTTGTCGACCGCGGCCCCCTCTAAATGTCGGCTTACCAGTCGACGGCGGTAATCTGTTGCACGGCACCGTCGCGCAGCATCAACCACGACAGGTCTTGCAGCATTCGCAACGCCTGGCTGTTGGTCTGATAGAGCGAGCGCACCGGCGCCGCGACGACAGCCGGTGTGCCGGCCGTGCCGATCGGCAGCGGCGTCGTGTTCTCCTCATGCAGAGTCGCCTCGCTCGACATGACGAATTCCGGCGCGCCGCCGGCCATGAAAATCGCGTCGGCGTCGATCAACAGCACCTGGTCGGCCGGGAAGTAAATCGAGTCGGCGACGCGGAAGGTTTTAAGCCGGCCGTTGGCCAGCTCGGGATAGACCTGCGCGCCGGTCGCGCCGACCAGGTCGGCCAGCGTGATTTTGGTCGCCGTGTTCATGACCCAAAACGTGTTCGGCCCGCCGAGCCGGCGCACCGTCAGCAGTTGCTTCACGCGCGCGTTCAGGTCGTTGTTGATGTCGGCCGGCGTCGGCGTCGCCGTCGCCACCGCGGTATCGCCGACGGCGATTCCGTTGGTCAGGCCGGCCGGCCGCACGTCGGCGACCAGCGCGCCGGCGCCGAACACGACGCCGTCGATAATCTCGGCCGTGTCGTCGAGCATGGCCTGTCGAATCAGGCCCTCGATCGCCGGCGTGGCGCGGCGCATCAACTCGCGCGTGAACGTGCCGATGACGCCCCAATTGTACGGCGGCACGGACTTCGCGCCGGTCTCCAGGCGGCCGACGCGCTCTTTGCGGAACGCCGCTTCAAGGTCATTGGGGAACGCCGCGCGCTGTTTCCTATAGGGCACGATGATCGGCGCGCCGTTCTCAAAACTGTCGGAACGCCACTCGACTTTCGCGACGGCCGACACGCCGACCAGTGCCTGCATGAATGCAGCATAAGTCTGGTGCACCAGCTCGGCGGCATAGCCCGCCGTGAAGGATGTCGCCGGCCCCTGCGCGGCGCGCTCGATGATCGCCTGGCGCAGGAGCTGCACGCCGCCTTGCGGATGCTCGCGATTGAGCGCCAGCACGCACAAGTCGGCCGTGAGCTGCGAGTCGGGGTAACGCTCTTTCACGACTTGCTCGATCGGCCGGCGCGTATAGAAGGCGTCGGCCATGACGACGCCGGCGCGCCAGATATGATCCGGTGTCATCTTCTCGCGCGTGGTCGGCGTGAGAATGTGCGGCGTGATCGGCACGGCGCGAATCATCATCGCCTTTTCGGCGCGCTGCAGGGTCTCCATTGTCACGTTGTCGACGTCCATCGTCTTGCCGATTTGCTCGACCTGAACGGCAATCGTGGTATCGCCCGGCTTGTCATCCAGGCTCTTGATCAGCGAGTCGAGCGACTCGCGATCGGCCGCCATCTTCGTCGCAAGCGCGGCGATCCGGTCGGAAATGCTTGGCGTGGTCATTGGGTTAGCCCCTTCGCAAGGCGCGCGCGTTCCGTTCCATGCGTGCGACGGCGCGAGCCCGTATCGCTTGATAGGTCTGGTCCTCATTCTCGGGACCACGTGCATCGGCCTCGGGATCGTGGCTGGCGCCGAATAGCGCCGCTCCCCACGGGTCGAATGAGCGCACCACGTCAATCGTGGCGTCGAGATTGCCCGGCAGCGTGACGGCCGACAGCTCCAGCCATCGCCAGGCCGTGTATCGGACTCCAGTCCACTGGCCCTTTGCGTCAAGGATCGGCTCGGCCTTCATTGGCTGCGCGCCGATCGACAGGCCTTTGACCAGCTCCGAACGAATCTGTTTCCAGGCATCCTCGACGTAGGCCAGGCCGCTGCCCTTGGCGACCTGCGCGCGGATGGTGATTTCATCGGCCGACACTTTGGCCTCGATCACCTCGCCAATCGGTTGCTTGCGATCGTGCTGCATGAGCAACGGCATCGGCAGCTTGAACACGGCGCCTTTCGGCTCCAGGACGTCGCCCATGGAATCGGTGCGCGCGCTCGACGCGGTGCCTTCAATGATGCGGGATTCGTCGTCGACTGCGCGCAGGATCAGGGTGGAAACGGCCCGGAACGGCCGCAGCGTCGACATGGCTGGTCCCCCTAGCTGTTGTTGTGCAGCCCTCGCCATCTACTCCATATCGAAGATGTAGAACAGACATTCTAGATTCGGCCGACCTCGCCGGCGGCCGGTGTCAAGCGCGAACTAGTCTCAAGCGGTCGGTTGGCGAAGCGACAAGCGGCCCGGTTGCCCGCGGACACAACATGCTGAATTCCGCAAAACCGCTGCGATCGCAGCGCGGCCTAAGCCCTTGGAATCGCACGATTGCCGGAATCGCAGAATTTTCATTATGGAAAGTCGGCGGGCGAAACAGGCCAAGCAACCGGGTCAGATTCACGCCTTGCGTTAAGTCGTGATTTCGACCGGCTCGCGCGGCGCAGCGGGCCGGCGTGGCGCGCCACCCGGCAGTCGATCGCCCAGGCCTTCAATCGCTCGACCGGGACCGGCTTGCGCGGCGTCGGCGTCGATCCGGTGTAGCGCCGCGCCGGCGTCGCCACCTGGCGCGCCTGGTGCAGCTCGCGCCGGCGCGCCGCGGCCGCGGCGTTCTCATGCTTCAGCAGCGCGCACAACGCCTCGCGCCGGCGCCAGCAC